TCCACCACCACCCATCTTGTTGAGTGATTGGTTGTTGGCGATAAATCCTGAAGTGTGAGGTAAAAATAATTCCGGACCTCTTTCCCCGACGAGGATGGGACCACCACCGCCACCGACCGCGCCGCCGTTGGCGAACGTGCCGTCCTCTTGCAATGGGCCAATCGGAGTCGGAGAAAAGATATTGCCAAGAGAAGTAAACGCGGAGCCAACGAGACGGGCAACTGCCCGATTCACAAACTCTCGCAAGAATGACTGGTAGAGGGACTTGAAGTTGAACTTACCGTCAATCAGCATGTCTGCCATCGCATCAGAAAAACCATCTCGGATGAATCCGTATGATTCCTCGAATGCTTTGTTGCGCCTATCCAGCGCACTCTCCATCGCACTGGTGCCGTCATCCTGAAGCGCGGCAATCTTTGCTTGTGTAGTCTGCTCCATCAGCAAAATATCTTCGTTGTACTTCTCTTGAGAGATGCCCTCGTCTTCTAGCAGTTTTTTGTGAGCCGCAAGTTGTTTTTCTAACTCGATCCTAAGCAACACCGTTTCAGACATCGTTGCTTCTTGGAAGTCTTGAAGTATGCCCGAACGGATCTTCTTTAAATTGTCTGCCTGACGCTGCTTGAGCTTTAACTCTCTCTCTACTGCTTTCTCGTTCTCTTCTTTTTCTTTCAGAGCTGCCGCATCATTAACTGCGGCAATGTCTAGATTACGCTTTGTTTTAATCGCTTGTATTGCCTCTGAATATTTTTCTTCGTTATCGATCCGATCCTTGTTGAGATTCTTGAATTTGTCCAGCTTGCGTTGCGCGGCATGTTCGATGTTGTCAACTTCTTTGGACTGCGCTTTGCGAAGATCTTCAATCACCTTCGCAGCGAGCTTTCGACGCTCATCTGCTGCTTTCTTTTCAGCGTTGACATCGAAAACTGGTGGTCCTGAAGACAGGATATTCGCTTCTTCATTTCGCGCTTTTACCAGTTCATCTCGTTGCTTCTCTAACCTGGGGATTTCTCCCTCTAGGTATTCCCTCCTCTGCTGCAACTGCTTATTCTCAGCGACCCCCTGAGTTCCACCGCTCGCTCTCATTATTTCTTCAAGTTCAATGAGCCTTGCAGTAGTAATAGTAAGCTCATCGTTTGCTTCTTTGATCCGCAATTTAGTATTGCTCAAGCCGAGATTTGCAGTAGCCGCAAACGCTCGATACATCTTGTTCGCCCAGAACGCTGCTACCGCAAGTTGCTCACCAACTGCAATCAGTGCGCCACCACCTAAATCGACCAGCGCAGGAGTCAGTTGTGCGCTTGTCACCTTGGCTAACGCGGAAAGCGTGTCCTTCGTTTCGCTCGACTTTGCAATCACCTCGTCATCGAGAACGATTCCCATGCTCTGCGCTTGATCGCGAAGCTCACCCAGGTTCCCTGCCATGTTTACAAGTGCAACGCCCTCTGAGTCAAATAACTTAAATCCGAGACGCACCCGTTGCAGTGGGTTCTCGATGTCCGCTAATGCCTTCATCGAATCCACAAATAGAGCTTCTGTTGAACGAAGTGCGCCTTGCCCGTCTGTGAGTTCTATTTTTAGTTGCTTCAGCGCATCACGCGCTTCACCAGTGCCTCCGGCAGCTTCAGCAGCTCGACGCCCGAAACGCTGCAAACCCATATTTAGAGTCTCAATTTTGACTCCACTCTGCACCGCTGCAAACTGAAACTCCTGCAATGCAGAGTTCGAGATGCCTAACTTGTCAGACGTTTTTCCGATTGCATCTGCCGCAGCAAGAGAACCATCAATCAATCTCTTCATGCCGCCTAACGCAGCAATCTGAGCAAGACCAAATGCAAGCAAACCGAGCTTGACGCGAATTGCACCGACACCTTTGAACGCACCTTGCATGTTGCGCGCAATGCGTTTGCCAGCAGTGTTCGCTCGACCCTCTGCTTTCTTTAGGTCGCGCTCAAGGTCGCCTATCTTCGCCCGAAGACTAAGCGTAAGTTCGCCAACTGGTTCAGCCATCTACGGAAGATCCTTCTTCGCTCTTTGCTTGCTCACTCTTCGCAATCAAATTCTCCATCATGGCAACATCGGCCTCGTGTTCAGCCTTCCTTCGCTCTGCCTCTTCACCCTTCAATGCCCTGGCAGGCTTGGGAGGATTTATCCAGTTCTTGAAGTCAGGCAGACGCTTCGTTCGAGCCAATGATTCAGCCCAGTAAACGGATGCCCTTAACGTCTCAAACTCAGCCTTCTGCTTCTTACCGTACTCACTCGACAGAGCATTCAACTCGGCTGGAGTTAAACGCCAAAACGCATCCATCTCAAAACCAAGATGAACTACTGCAAAGTCTCTTGCGTCGATGAAGTCCCACTCTCGTCTTTCACCATCGGAGGGTCCACATCGTCATCGCTGCCACCGAACGCAGGCTCAAGCGAACCCCACAACGCGAGGTTCATCGCCTCGATTGCAGAGTTGTAAGTCGGAAGCATCGGGAAGAACGCACTACGCACATCCTCAATCTTCGACTCCGGTTCTTCCCACAATCGTCCAGCCCAGACAAGAGCAATCAATGTCTCAATGTCCAACGAAGAGATCGCAGAAGGAATCGCACTCATGCCTTCAATACCAAGTTGATCGATCAAACGGGAAAGCGCACCCTGATCGAAGCGAAGAAACTTTTCCTCACCATCGATCAGGATGCTCACTCGCCCACGCAGTTGGTCAGCAGTCATACTCACGGTGCAGCAGACCAACCACCACTGACTTGCAGCGAAACCTCAGTCTCTGCCGGACCATGCTCCGGCGCACTCACCGACAACGAACTGATGTAGGAAGTGGTGTTCGTCTTGAGATCGGTTCCGCCCTCAGCCCAGAACAACGTCACTGGAGTGTTCGCTTCGTATGCAGTTCGCAATGCTGCATAACCGTTCGTATCGCCAACATCGTAGAAGCTAGAAAGAGAAACAGTGTCTGTCCGCTTGCCAGGAATGAACACTGCATCGTCATCCGTCTTGTCTGAAATGTCGAGCATCTCTGCTGAACTTTCAAAACTCACACCCCTCTGCGATCCAATCACATTCGCCCCGATCTTCAATAGAACCGTATTACCATTTACTACTGCCATCTTGCCTTCCTCCTGCGTTTGTTTTCCTAACGGTCAAGAACAACTCTTGCCGTAAGAACTCTTCCATAAAAATGCTCTGAATCATTCAGAACAGGTCCGCTCAAACTCAAACCACTCATCGACCAATCTGGAACGGCAAACGGTGCTCTGAACTTCTCTCTCAAGTATTCGGAGATCTCCTCGATCACCAAAGGACTCCCGTCATTGTCATCGTAGATTGCGATGTCTTGAGTAATCTCTCGAACCGTCCTGTTCTTTGTCTCTAAATTTACATCGGATATTGATACTGTCACGATGAAAGGTTTCTTGACTGAAGTAGGAACCGGCGAAGACGAAAAGACAGCAGCATGTCCCATGAACGTGCCGAGCTTGACAGAAAGTATTGTGTCAGCTCGCAAGTAGTCCACGATTGCCCTAGTCAAGTCGATCATTACGTTCGCCTTCTTCGATCTGAGATGCCCTGCCTGCTGAACAAGTTCTTCACAAGCATACTGATCGCCTTGTCTCTGTTTCTAGCAAGTGCAGGACGCATGAATGGTCTTGCAGCGATATTGGCCTTTCCGCTCATGCCACCGTACTCAAGAACTCTTGCGTAGCTCGCACCGGCAACGACGAAGATGTCGATGTACTTTGGATGCTTCTCTACGCGATGATCAATGGATCGTCTCAAGTGACCCGTCAAGAGATGCGGAGGATTGTCAGGATCTGACGGATCAAGACCCATCAAGGAACCATCTCTACGCCTAACTGCATCTTGCCCAGTAGAAAGAGATCTCACGATGTCTGCCTCGATCATTCTTGCCGCCTTCTCAGCGTTCACCTTGAGACGCTTGGCAGCCATCTCGCCAATCTCTTTGCCGTTCCATGTGAGCTTCCAGTCATTGCTCATTTGTGTTCACCTTGCAGACAAGAGACGTATGATGATCGTTTACACTCGGAGTCTTGATCCCGATGATCGTGTAAACCTCTGCACCATGATGAACCTCATCGTCACGCTTGAACACTGTCCCACTCATCACGTAGACCATCGCGTTTGCTTCTGACCACTCAACCGGACCTGAAGTGACATCAACTGGCATCGACTGAGAGATGCGACAAGAGTGGTCACTCGAAAATGTGCTCAACGTATAGTTCACGTTGCCCATCCCATCGTAGCCAGCAGAAGGTCGCTTCATATCAGCAGTCGTATTTAGAAGATGATCTATGCTCACCAACTCGGCCTTTTGTATGGATCTAGGATTGTTCTTGCCAGGGAAGGGATCACCTTGGATGCTTCGTTCGATGCAATCGTCTTTGAGTAATCACCGATGCTCTCTGACTGAACACCGTTGCTTGATCCATCTCTTATTGCACGCGCCGTTTCGAGAACAGCCATCTTGATCGCTTCAGGCATCCTTGCAGTGCCATCGCATATACGCACGTAGTCCAGAACGTAGAGAGCACCACTTGAATCACTCGCGCCAAGATTCCATAACTGAAGACTGATCTGCGTGATCGTCTTGTCAATCCAACTGCGCGCAGGATCTTGCATCTGCTTTTCAATGTCAGAAGCAGGATTGAAACTCATGTCAGAAACAAGCGTTGAGTATCCAGTGTGATCTGAGTTCAGTGTTGAAGCACGAATGCGATCAGGAAGGAAGTTCTCTTCACCTCGCTGTGTCTTCTTGCCTGTGAACCCAGTCCTGCCATCACCATCAAGCCAACCCACGCGATAGCATGGATAACCTGTTGTCGATGCCTCGATCAGTTTCAACCGCGTCACGATGAACGGAAAGTCTGCACCGTTAAACGAAACAGCGGGAGACAGAAGACGTTCGTCAGTGACACTGCCACCCGTCTCGTAGTGAATGCCTTCAGTCTGAGTTGCAGGTTGAGGGCCGAACAGATACGCGCCTGCTGCGTTGGTTGTTGTTGCTGTGCCATCAACGAAACCCCAGGACAACCGATCAGCACCTTCGTCCCAAGTGTCGGCTGCGTTGTTGCGAAACCATTCCCATTCGTATGCAGCGTTGCCCGCGCACCATCCCGTTCGATAGGTCACGCGATACTCTTGACCGCGTTGGAATACAAACTGCTCACCTGTTGCTGTCTTGCCGCCTACTGCCCAACCATTGAACTCTGGGCTGAAGACATAATCGAATGTCGGCGTTGAGGTCGAAGTGTCATAGACAACTTCATCGTTGGTATGCTCGTAGCCAACTACGTTGTAAGCAATGGACTCAATGCCTGTGACGTAGCCGCCACTGACTTCAAGAATCGTCTTGTTTCTGACGGGAGTGATTCGCTCACTGACCGTGTGTTCTTGCAGCGCGTTGCCACGTCGATCAAATTTGATTGACAGATAGGATGCGACGATTGCTTCTGAAATGTCGATTGAAGCCTGCGCTCTTGTCGGAGTTGTCTCAACGCCAAGAAACTCAGCAAGCTCATCTTTGCGAACAATGCTCATCTCATCTTTACCTGACACGCTTTAAGGGTAGTGACCACAATCGGAAGAG